AGTCTACTTGACATTATCTGTAGTTGTGTTATCATTTATTACAAGTATGGGAATCTATGGGTTCCTATCCAAAGCACATATTGAACAAACTATTACAATGGGAGGCGACAATGCTCTACAGATAGAGAGTATTGAAAGGAGAATAGGTAACGAGAGGCGTGTCATCACGGATGCTGAGAATGTCATTGCTAGTTTAGATGCCTCTGTACAAATTCTACAAGACTACGATAGAATACGAGGCCCTGATGGTGCATTGGCTGTTAGAGCTTCACAGGCAGAAGAAAGACAAAGCCTTAATGCTTCTATTGAACAGGCAATTCAGAATATTGAGTCACTTGAGGATAACTTACGGCCACTTAGACAAATGGCATTACAGCAAGAAGCAGAAGTTGGCCCGGTAAAATACATTGCGGCACTTATATATGAAAATCCTGAAGAAATGCTTGACAACACGGTACGAATTGTAGTAATATTAATAGTATTAGTTTTTGACCCATTGGCTATTTTACTTGTGATAGCGGCCAACCAGTCATTATTACAACGTAGAGGTGAACAAATAAGTTTTGTTACAATAGATACTGTAGAGCCTGAACCAGAGGACTTTGGTATTGAACCTGAAAAATCAGAACTGACTGACACCGAGATAGAACAGTTTAATCGTTTAGATAGAAGTTTAAGAAGTAAATTGAGTTGGTTAGTTGATAAAAAAAGGAACGATGATGATTAAAAAAAATGATGTAGTATCGGTAGTTACTAATGTAGGTGAGTTTGTTGGTAAGTTTGTAGCAGACACACCTGAGGGAGTAACGCTTGGTGACCCTAGAATGATTGTCCACAACCAACAGGGTATGGGCTTTGCAAAGGGTGTTAGCATGGCAGGATTAGAAGAGCCTGATGAGGCTACTTTCTATAATAGCAATGTAGTAGTTGTAATGGCGGTGAATCCAGCAGTTGAAAAAGCGTGGCGTGAATTCACTTCAGGTATAGTTATATAATGGAGAATGAAATGAGTAGAGAAGATTATGTAAGCGCACTGACAAAGGGTGTATGTACTATTGTATTCAACAAGAAAGATGGTACAGAGCGTGTGATGAAAGCAACACTTGATCCTAAAGTTGTTCCAGTTGTAAAAGAAAGTGGTACTCGCACCACACCCCCCACCAATCTTGTAGTGTTTGACACTGAGAAGCAAGGCTGGCGTTCTGTCATTATTGAGAACATCAAGTCCTTCCAGTGAAAGTAACTGTAATTGGAAACGGCCTCTCAAGGAGGCCTATTCCTTTAGAAAAGATAAAAGGAATTACTATAGGGTGTAATGAAATATTTGAAGTGTTTACACCTGATTATATTTGTATAGTAGATCACAGGATGATGAAAGTCCTGCATGAGAGTAACTATTCAAACCCTGTCTATTATAGAGACTTTAGTTTAAGAAAGCAAGGCTTAGAGCCAAAAGATAATTGGCACTCTCCTTCCTTCTTGCAACACAATAGTAGCGGCAATGCTGCTCTTGGTTTGGCCATTTCATTAAAAGCCACTCAAATTGATTTGTTAGGTTTTGATTGTGGACCTGGCCGTTTATTACGACTAGATTATATGCCAGATGCTAGTTTTGATTTGTGGAAGAAAAACCTGCTTTGGCAAACCAGGAGACACAAAGGAATAAGGCGAGTTATTGGCGAAGAGTCTAGGTACATTCCAGAAGTACCCTCAATTTCCGTAGAAGATTACATAAAAGAGCTTGACAAATAAGGCTTCTTTCTGTTATAATTATAGATGTAATTATAGAAGGAGTCCTTAAATGGCAAAGACTAAACGAACCCGTAGCACATTTGTGTTACCAGAACCTAAGTGGGCCGAGTACAAACTGCTCACTGACAATTCAGAACGAGAGGTGGCCTTGCGAGATTGTCTGTATTTCGTACACTATGAGATACAAGACAAGTCAGGCATTCCACCATTCAAAAAGTGGATGAAAGAGAACTGGGATAAGGACACTGTGTCTACTATCTTAAAGTTACCTGATTCTACTTTCAATTCAGTTGCTAAATATTTCTATTGTTGGAACAAGTTGGGTTGGTTGACAGAATCAACATCTCAATGGATGGAAAAACAAAAGAATGTTTGGATAGCAGCAGCTGGTTCTTATATAGAAGAAAAAGAAGTAGCCCCCAAAGTTGTAACCATACGGGATAATCTTAATAAGTTTGCTATAGGTGTAGATGATACCATTGATAGAATCATACATGGTTCTCAGGTAACTAACTACAAGGAGTTTGTAGAGTCTTACAAGCTAAACAAAGCAGAGACTAATGAAGCAGTCAGTATTGTAGATGACCTCGCTATGGAGTTTAGACAGTTAGCACAGGGTGATGATGAGCAGTTAGTAGAAGGATACTCACACGTTAAAAGGTCTACACTCAAGCACTTGTTAGCTTTCTTTGATGGTGTTGTAACAGGCATCATGGAAACTCAGCAAGCTAAAAAGATTACACGTATCAGACGTAAGCGTCCTATTGACAAGAACAAACTTGTACGTAGGTTGAAGTACACCAAGCAGCACGAGCAATATAAGTCGATTGATCCTGTTGAGATCATAGGTGCAAGTGAGGTGTGGGTGTATGACATTAAGCGTAAGCGTTTAGGTGTGTATGCGTCAGAGTATCCTAACAATTTGGGAGTTAAAGGTACAGTCATTGATAATTACTCCCTTGGTAAATCATATGAAAAGACAATCCGTAAGGAAGAATTAGTCAAATCCTTTATGGAATGTCGTAAGAATGGCTTACACGGATTTATGGATAAGATACGAGGCAAGAAGTTTCCAGCCAAGTCCCGTGTACAGGCAACAATGGTTTTGCTGAGGGTAATTAAATGATTGTAATAGACTATAACCAGGTAGCAATTGCTACATTTATGTCCGAGATTGGACACAGGCCTGGTAGTGATATTGAAGTCAATCTTCCACTACTCAGGCATATGATTATCAATACCATTCGTTCTTATCGTACTCGTTTTGGCAATGAGTTTGGTGAAATTGTTATTGCTTGTGACAACAGGCACTACTGGAGACGAGAAGTATTTCCACAGTACAAGGCACATCGTAAGAAAGATAGAGCAAAGTCAGACTTTGATTGGGGTGCTATATTTGATGCGCTGTCTATTGTACGAGATGAGTTAGCAGAACACTTCCCGTATCCTGTCATAGATGTAGAAGGGGCAGAGGCTGATGATGTTATCGGTACACTCGCTGAGTACAGTCAGACAGCAGGAGAACGTGACCAGTTGTTTGGTGATCCTACTTCTGTGCCGTATCTTATTATCAGTGGTGACCATGACTTCAATCAGCTACAGAAATGGGACAACGTGAAACAGTATGCCCCAGCATTTAAGAAGTGGATCAAACTAAAAGAACCTGTTGAAAAGGTACTGATGGAACATATTATTACAGGCGATAAGGGTGACGGCATTCCTAATATGTTATCACCTGATAATAGTTTTGTAGAAGGCATTAGGCAGAAACCTATACGTAAGAACTTACTAGCAGAGTGGAAGTCTAAGCCTCCTGAGGAATGGGTTACGGCTGATATGTCACACGGATATAATCGTAATCGTATGCTTGTTGATCTGTCACAAACTCCTCAGGAGATTAAAGATAATATTATAAATAGTTACGAATTACAGCAGGGTGGCGATAGAAGCCAGTTGTTAAACTATTTTATAAAAAACAAAATGAAAAACATGATGGATGTGTTGGGAGATTTTTAATGAGACATAGACAAGTAGATGAAGGGTTTGCCTGGGTATTCAAAGCAGAAGGAGTAGACGCTCAGGTAGCCAGGCTAAAAGAATGGGCTAAAATGAGTCAATCAGTTGTTCCGATTGTACGTATAGGTGTAGGAGCTGAGAAACCTGAATGGAATCTACCTGAGGGTATGCCCACAACAGGAATTAAAATACAAGATGACATTCCTGAAGGCATGGGTGAAACTACCCTACAGCTTGAATGGCGTAGAATAAAAGGTTTTATTACACCTGGTAGTAACATGAATAACCTGAATCAAGTTAGACGTGAACAGGTGTGGTGTAATATACTTGAGGGTATACACCACAAAGAAGCTAAAATATTGACAGCAGTTAAAGACGGTACACTTTTAGAGATGTATCCTCAGTTAGAAGCATTGTTAGAGCCTATTGGTATTACTGAATACAACAAACCAACTAAGGCAAAACCTAAGAGAAAGGCGAGGGCAAAGAAAAGTGTTAAGAAAGCTAGTTGACTGGTGGAACGGCCTCTTCCGGGAAGAGTACGAGATAACGATATACTATCCAGGGGAAAAAGCTACATTAGCAGATGGTTCAACCGTAGAAAAGGCTCCGGCTGAAAGGACATTCTCTGCTAAGAAGATTGTCAAAAAGAATCCTAAACACTTTATTTGGATTGATCTTGAAGATAGACTACATGAATTAAAGTTTCTAAACCCTGTTGTCTTTCACATTGTTAAGATTCACTAGACAAAGATTTTATATTGATTATGAAAAAAAATGATGAAGGTTGTGTGTATTTGTGGCACAATACACTGAGAAATATGTACTACCTAGGAAAACACGTAGGCTCCCCTGATGATTTGTATGCACATTCTTCTACAAAAATGGAGTCATTTAAGATGGATAATGTTCCTCCCTACTTTAGGCGCCGCATAATATTCACAGGAACGGCCGAGGAAGTTAAAAAGGAAGAAAGTCGTCTATTAAGAAGATTGTCCGCCAGGCCTGAAAAATGGGATAAATATTACAATGAGCATAAAGGGTATTCATTCAATAAAAAGAAAAAAGAAATAGTAAATACTGAAAAGATTACAGTTACAAAAGAAGAATTTGATAAAATGTTAGAGGCAATAGATGCATCAAATATGAGAAATAAGAAAAAGGCGCGAATGCTTCTCTTACTCATGTATTATACAGGAATTGGTTTTACAGAAATAGTTAAATTAAAAATAAATCATGTAATAGATAATAACGGCGAGATTAAAGATAGTTTTATATTAAAAGACCCCAAACTTCCTTTCTATGTACCAGAAGCACTCAAGGATGAAATAAAAAATTATCTTAATGATTTATACCCTTTAAATATATACGACACTGATTCATATTTTATTCCCTCACAGAAGGGAGGTGCTTATACTATAAATGGTCTTGAAAACCTTGCATCATGGTGTTGTAGAGTTTGCGGATATGATTCAATCATAAGTTTTCGCAGAACTTATGTAATGGATTTAATAAACGCAGGTTTAGCACCAAATATAATAATGAAATTAGGTCGATTTAAAAACTGGGATACTCTAAAGTTATATTATACTGAAGAACAATGTCCATTGAAAGTAATCAATAGTATTGATAGGGGTAATCTAGTCTACTAATTTATACGGATCATAAATTGTACCTAACTGATAGCCTTCAGGCACAGGGTCATTCTCTGGTATAGAAGTGTAGCCATCAGCATTACAAATATACTTGTATTTACCTCTGGCTAGTCTGGACTTAGACATTTTTAGTTTTGTAGCATAGGAATGTTTCTTTCCATAGAAGTTATTATTCTCACCTCTATTCTGT